TACATTTGTTAAAGCCGTAGCCGTAGCCGGTGCCGGTGCCGGTGCCGGTGCCGGTACAGTTACTACAAGTACATTTGAAAAAGCCCCAGCCGTAGCCGTTGCCGGTGCCGGTGCCGGTGCCGGTACAGTTACTACAAGTACAATTGTTAAAGCCGTAGCCGTAGCCGTTGCCGGTGCCGATGCCGGTGCCGGTGCCGGTACAGTTACTACAAGTACAGTTCCTAAAGCCGTAGCCGGTGCCGGTGCCGTTGGTGCCGGTGCCGGTGCCGGTACAGTTACTACAAGTACAAGTGTTAAAGCCGGTGCCGGTGCCGGTGCCGGTACAGTTACTACAAAACATTCCTCGATAAAAAGCAAAACACTCTTCAGTACCAGTGTAACTTACTTCAACATTCAATCCGATAATAACAGCACCATAATCTTCTGTAGCACCAATGCCACGCATATAATTTGATACAGTTATTTTGTTTCCGTCTTCTGCGAATACAAACTTTGTACCTGCGTTTACAAGGTTTATCATTTTGCCGTCAAGCGTATATTCGCCGGATTTTACAAGGACGCTTTTCATACTGCCGTCTGTACAGTTTGCCCACGCAAGTAATGTTTCGTTGCTGTCTACAACAAAGTCATACTGTTTTATATGCGACAACGCAGCAGAAATATCAATACTTCCAATCTTTTCATCTACACTTGCTTCAAGACTGGCGATTGACTGTTGCAATGCCGTATCAGCGTTTTCTCTTGCAGTTGCTTCATCTGTAATTGACTGTTGAATATTTGTAATCGTTTCAGAAGTTACCATATCCGCAATAGCCTGCTCCAACGCAGCGTGTTCTTCCGCATTGCTTGCAACCAAAGCGTCAAAATCTTCTTTAGTTGCGTAAATTTCTGGACTGTATTCTATTGTAATATCGGCTGCATTACCTGTAGCAACATCTACAATAATTTTATGTTCCTGTCCTACAAGTGCGGCTTGATTTATAGGATCTGGACTTTCAGTTGCAATAAAATAAGCAACTAAAACTTCTGCTTCCCCACCAATTTTTCCAAAAACACCAAGTTCTTTTGCAAGAAAATCTTCTGTCAAACTTGAACTGATAATTTTACCTGTCAAAGTTGCACAATTATTTTTTGTGCTGATACTATACATTCCAATATCAGCCTTTTTACTTACAAGAGATGTTCTTTCAGAAAGAATTGATTTAATTTCTTCACTTGTTTGTGAAGCATTAAATTCTGACGGAATACCGTTTCCGTATTCCATTCTTGTAAATACAAATTTCTCGCCATTGACAGCCCTTGTTATTAATACTGCTCCCTTTTTTGTTAAACTTGCATAATTAAACATTATTGCCTCCTATTCTGCAACAGATGTACTAATATTTGTTTTTATTACACGAACTTTTAAGCCTGTGTAACTATTCAAAGAAACTTTTGTAGTTGGTAAATAAAAATCAGCAGCAACTTCTGAATATCCATTTGATAAACCGAACGCTCGCAATCCAACCGTATAGCCGACACTTGCCTTTGCTACAGTAAAAATTGACGACAACTTTTGTGATTTTCTTTTTACAATTTCCAAAATATTGTAAAATCGGCGTTTATTTTCCTGCGTAAAAGAAGCAAAATCTTTTACTTCAACAGCAAATTCTCCATTTGCATAATCTTCTTTATTACTGAACCACTCAATCAGTTCCGCAGAACCGTAAATATCTTCCAGAACCGTTTCTATGGCTTTTGGCGTTCCAAGCCTTGCCCATACTTCTACAAAGTGTTCAAGGTTAGAAACCTTTATATCTTTTGTGTCTGATGTTTTATACCAGGGAATGTAAAAATCTTCTGCAAAAAGGTCAAGTTCTTCCTCTGTCATTTGGTCAAACTTTCCCCAGCGGCTCAAAATATCAATTTTTTTACCAACAATCTTGTAAAAAAGATTTTGTGCTTTTGCAATCGCTATTACATCGGGATCATCTTGCATTAAGTCGGGAAGAAATTTCACAAAATCTATTTCAGAAACTCGCATATTTTCACCGCCTAAACTTAATAATCTGCAACTACTTCGTGAGTAACTGTAAGATTACCCGAAAACCTTGCAACCTGTCTACCTGTCAAATCTAAATGTTCCGGTTTTACAAGCTCCACACGAACCGCACCTTTAAGCGTTTTTTCGCTGATCCAGTTCGGGTGAACACACAACGCTTCCAGTTTATCGGGATTTATATGTTTACCGATAACTGAATCCTGCCACTCAAGATATTTCTGAATTGCACCGTCAACACCTTCGATTGTTTCCACACACTGCAATTCTTCACTGTCTGTAGTGTAATATTTTAATTCAATGTCATAATTCACAAGTTCTGGAGCATAAGCAGAAACTTCGTCGCCCTGTGGCCTGTGGTCTTTTGACTGACATTTTTCCAAAACTGCCTGCAAAATGCTTTCTTCCGGCAAAATTCCTGCTGAATATTTTCCGTTTTTAATTGCCGGACATTCAACATCACCTGCACAAAGTACAATCAAATCAATAATGTTCGGGTCTTTGTCTGCAAGAACACGAATGTCGCAGATTGTACTGTTTGCCGATTTTGCCCAGTATGTATAAGTAGTTTCTGCACCGGCTGTGGAAACAGTCGCATAAGCAAGTTTAATTCTTTCACGGAAAAGTTCGTCGCCCTCGCCATTATCACCGTCCGGGTGATTTTTCGGGTCATAAGGATAAGGCTCTCCATTGTCTGCACCGCTAGGAATATTCAGATTGGAAACACCAGCCGCCGGTGTAACATCAATAATCGTGTTGATTTTACCCACGTCAAACTTCTGTGAATCTGTTCCGCCAATCGTACATTCTGCTTCTACATCTGCATAAACTTGACCAGCCGGAATTGTGCAGCTCTCTTTCGTAACAAAGAAAATCTTTTTATCCGCTGTAACCTTTACACCTTTTGGAATAGTTGAATCTTTTGTAACTGCACCAGCAAGAGAAAAACGCAAAGTAACAACCGATTTTCCCGGCTCTTTTCTGAAACAATTTCTGATTTTACCAATTTCGTCAAGTGCTTCTGCCGTTGCGTGGTCAATCAAAGAGTTCAAAAATGCCTTATTGATTTTTGCAAGAAAAACCATATTACAATAAGCCATAGCCTGTAAAATCTGATAGCGTTCATCACCGGGATAAAGCGTCCAGTCGTCCGCTCCCTGTTCTCGCAATGATTGAGAAGCAGTTTCAAACATTTCTTTTTTCAAACTGTTTGCGTCATAGTCAATAAAATTAAAAGCCATTATTCACCGCCTTTCAAAGAAACTTCCATTTGATAATCACCAGCAAGAAGCGTCTTTACTTTTATATTGTCAATTTCTGCCCTAGGCTCATAAGCCTTTAACATTCTTTTTGTATCAACAGTCATTTTTGCAAACTCGATTCCGCTTGCCTTTCCGATATATGCACGGTTCAAACCCATAGCACGCTCGAACGGCACTTCTCCACGGAAAATATGAACAAGATTATTGATACAATTTTCTACATTTCCATTGCCTTTTGCAAGCATAAAATCACCCCTCTAACCTTCCAACAATGCCTTTTTTGTTGCTTCACTAGGTCCAGCGGCTGCCGTTGAACTTTTTGCAACACCTGCCGAACCATACATCTCTTTCCAAGTAATTTCACGCATATTGCGTTTCACTTGATTTCCGTTTTCCGTTGCTTCCAGAATATCATCAAGCACAAGTTCAAGCTTGATTGAAGCAATAGCAACAACACCATTATTTACAGGTTTTGCGTCAGCTAATTCTACACTTTTTAACAAAAAATCTCCACTGCCTAACTGCTCTGAACCAAGCAAAAACGGTCCCTTTTTACCCTTTAACCGACGCCATTCCATGTATTCAATATATGGAGCAGTTCCCCATTGCCCGGAAACATTGTATTCAATGTTTACTGTCTGTTTGTCGTACCCTTTTACTTCAAGTTGATTTACACCGTCCTTTACTTCCTTTTCTTCTGTTTTAAGTGAGCGGGAAAGTTCAATTCCAGAAATAAGCCTGTGCAAATCGTCTTTGATTTCAAACCGTCTTTTTAAGTATTCTGCCTGCATTTAATCACCGCCTTTTATTAACAAGACTGCCATCTCCGCCCTATTCACCACCGCCCTCTTCTGAGCCACTGTAATAACTATTTTTATTATTTTCAGCGTTTCCACCTGCAAGAGAACCGGTGCCGTTGACTGTATCTTGTGAAACAGGAGCACCTGTGAATGTGTCAGAACCACCCGGGAAACCGTTGAAAGGTTTCGCTCCAGTAGAAGTCGTTCCGTTCATCTTAATTTGCGTACCGTCTATAGTAAGATTTCCGCCTTTTGCTTCGATTGTGGTATTGATACAAACATCACCGTCAGCATTTAAGTTTCCGATGATGTCCGAGTTTCCCTCTACAAGAACATTTCCTTTTGTGGCAGTATTTCCGTTTATCTGTACAAGCGTATTTTCATTTCGGATAATACTATCCCATTCACCGTCAACACGAGCGATAATACAACCCGAATTATTAGAAGCAAGTGCATATACAACCTGCTCCCCTACCTGTATATTTCCAAACTTCTTTCGCCAATAATAAGGAATAAAAAGTTTTCTAGTAACAGAACCTGTATCATCGTCTGGAACGACGATTGCCATTGTTTCATCGCCGTTTGCGTCTTTTGGCTCTTCAAGAGATTTTATTTCTCCAAATTCAATTTTTGCACTCATTTAATCACCCCTTTAAGATACGCTTACAAGACTTGCCGAACCCGAATATGTCGCTCTTGTTCCCGGCGCTGCTGAAAGAAAATAACTAATCCAGCCGTCAATAATTCTCTGGGCAATTAAGCCAAAAGCGTCTTTCATTGCACCGTCGCAATCCGTTTCATCTGCAAGTTCACCAAGTTGCGGAGCTGAAAATGTTCCTGCTCCGCTCTGCAAACTGCCCAAAGACCAGCCACTAGCCGGGTCAATTTTAATATCATTAAGCCAGTCTGCCAAGTCTAAAATAAAAGCGTTAAAATCCTTTGGAACAGAAGTAAATTGAGATTCACTTGCAGACAAAACAGCCTTAAACATTACCTGCGAATCCGGCTCATAAGGAAACACCGTATTTGCTGCGGCCCAAGAATATTGTGCGTCTGTATTTTCTACAAGATAATCCTCAATGGCTTTTCCCAGTGCTTTCATTGCGTCCACACCACCATCCGGGCAAGATTTTGTAGCGTTAATCATTACAGTTGTCAAATCATCTTTTACAAGTGCCATAATTCACCGCCTTAATATGCAAGAGTTTTTCTTACCGTCAATCTTGTTTTATTTGTAACAAAATTATGCCTTAAAGATGAAACAAAAACTGTCCCTTTGAATGTAGGTCTTGTTTCTGTTTCAAGATCAATCACACTTCCAGCCGCAACCTTGCCTTGTAAAGCACAATCGATAACAGCCGAACGACAGTTTTTATTTGCTTCCCGGCAATATGCCTGTGCAATAGTTGTCATTGCTGTTTCATCTGGAACAGTTTCTGAAATACGAATTGTCTTTTCCGAATCACCTTTGACATTATCATCCGTATAATTTCCAGTAAACTCTCCATTTTGCACAATCATTGTTTTTATCATTGCACTTTCGTTTTCATCTGGAGTAAAGTTTATGTAATTACTGTCAATATTCAAAGAAAGTGTCGGACTTTCCGCTTCCATTGATTTTTCATCATACAGAACAAGCGTTCCGTCATAAACAAGAAAACTTGCACCTTCGAGCTTACAACGGCTCTGCAAAAACTCAAAATCATTTTCCGTGTCCTGTCTTACATAATCACGAGTGATTCCCTGCGTATTATATTTTTTGAACTTCAAAGCGTGAGCACCAGCGATTTCTTCCGCAATCATTTCAAGTGTTGCACTTTCCCACGATTTACTTGTTTCTCTGAAAACATCTGGCGGAACAGACATTGCACGCAAAATAAAAGTCGTATCTTTAGGCTGTACAGAATGAATAAAAAGCACACCGCTTTTTACATCGCCCTCTTGAACAGACATATTAAGTCCAAGCAATTCACCACTTTCTGCCCATTTTGCCCATTGCCCATAAGGGTCTGAAAACCGCATTTCCAGAATGTCAGCGTGTCCTTCTGAATATTCTTCTAAAATTGCACGTTCTATAGAAAGGTCTTTTGTAACATCTTTTCCGTCAATTTTTACAATCATTTTTGAATCAGAACCAGGCATATCAACTTCAACAAATTGACATTCAATCTCTGCAAAAATAACAACACCGTTATTATCAACAAACCGACTTGAAATACGCACGCTGTTCAGCATTACGACATCTGAACCGATAGCGTCGTCGCCTATGCAAAGAGTATCTGCCTGTCCTACTTTTTTTGTGAGTTCGTCGTATTCTTTTTTCGGATTTCCACCGTCTGCAAGCGATGTTGAAAAAGTCAAGGTAACAGTTTCAAGTTCGTTACCTGTAACTATTGTTTCTTCGTTATCTTCTTTAGTTTTGACAGCGGATTTTACAGAAAAAGATTTTATCGGTCTTTTGATTTTGTCTGTTATCCGCCAGACTTCATCAAGCCACATTCCTTGTGTCATTTTTTTCACCGCCTATCTTCGCCAAGGTGGCAGAGAAGTAATCAATTCACTTTCTTGTATGATAGGAATTCTTACTTTTTCACCGCCTTCAAATATTAATATATCTGTCAATTCTTGATTATTTGCCAGCAGGAAAGACGCTTTCATTTCATCACCGTAATATTTTAGTGCTATCTGATCCCACATCTCGCCTACCGTTGCAATGTGAGTTTTATATTCCATAACTTCCCTCCCTTGCCGTTGCAAGAACTGCCTTTATTTTGTCTGCAAGTTCTGGAGCGTAATCGTCAAATACTCTCATAACTTCATCTGCAATAGAACGAGCGTTGTTTGTGTTTCCGCTTATGTTGATAACCGGGCTAAACTCAATTCTATAAGCAGTTGATTCACTGTTATTGTTTACAGTGCTTGAACTGCCTTTTCCATTGAACTTTTTGAAAAGACTTCTTACAGAAGAACCCTCATTTTGTGCAGTTTCCAAAGCACCAATAGCACTTGCCGCTTCAAGAACAGTTTTTTGATTCTGTTCACGGTATTTTGGATCAGTTGAAATAACATATTCTGGATAACCGCCCTCACCACAAATTGACGGCTGTGTAGCAATGCCGCCAGTAGCAAGCATAGGAATCTGTGGAATACTTATTCCAAACTCTTTGCCGCCAAAACCCGGCACCCAGTCTGGAATTGAAATATGTAATTTATTTAATCCACCGATTGCAGCGTTTATAAGTGAAATAACAGCATTAAGCGGAGCTTTTGCAAGTCCTTTAAGTGCATTAAACGCATTACCGAAAATGTTCTTTATATTTTCCCAAGCACCTGCCCAATTTCCTGTGAATACATTTTTTATAAAGTCAATAAGTCCATTGAATACGCCTTTTATAGATTCGATAATCGGCATTATCGTTGCCTGTACACCTTGAATAATCGGTGCTATTGCCGGGAACTTTTCGCTTATTACTGTAAGTACTCGGTTTACAGTGTTTATGACAATATCAAACAGTCCGCTAATCCTCTGTATTGGAGCAACTGCAAGATTTTTTACATTTTCAAGAGCACCTTTCCAGTTGCCTGTGAATACGTTTTTCACAAAGTCAATTACATTGCTGAATATCGTTTTCAAATAACTAAAATGTACTTTTATTCCCCCGATAACACCGCCAAGAATTGTACCCAAAACAGGGAATTTCTCTGTTATTCTTGCAACGGTATTATCAACTATGTTTTCTACACTGTTAAATATATTGCTGAATATTGCCGGAAGTCCTTTGAACCATTCAACAGGAGAAAAAAATGCTTTTTGAAGCCCTGCACCAATTCCGTTGATGAAGTTTCTAAACGGTTCACATTTTTTATACAAAAGTACAAAAGTTGTTCCAAGTGCAACAATTGCAGCAATTATAATTCCAATAGGATTTGCAGACATAACAGCATTAAGAACTTTTTGAGCACCTGCAAATATTTTTGTTGCAGTTCCGGCAATTTTTGTAGAAGCCGCCCAAGCCTTAAACCCATTTGCAGAAATTGCTGTAACAGCAGAACTTACTTTCATTACTGCATTATATGTACCTATTCCAGCCGCAAGCCCTGCAACTATAGGTCCTATCCAAGAGAAATTATCACCAAGAAATTTTACAAGATTTACAACAGGCGGAATAACTACCTTTAACACACTAAAAGCACCGCTTATTATATCACCTGCAATCTGTAACGCTCCAGGTATAGCATTTCCAAACGCTTCAATAACAGGCTTTGCCGATGTGTAAACATCTGAAAGTATTGGCACAAGTGTATCAAAAGCCTTTTCGATTTTTGGGATTGCTTTATCTACAACATTTGTAACAATTGGAATAAGAATATTTCCTACTTTGATTTTGAACGTTTCAAAGACTTGCTTCATCTTTGCAAGTTTGCCCTGCAAATTATCAGTTTGTTTATCAAAAGCGTTAGAAGTTGCGTTTGCCGCTCCTGCCATTGCTTCTGTTTTCTGCACCCAGTTTTCAGTTTGAGAACCTGCAAGAGCAAGAACAGCCGTCTGTGCTTCTACAGAACTGAATAATTTTGCGACTGCCTGTTTATCATCGCCACAAGCAGCCGACAATTTATCCAGCGTTCCAATAAGTCCGAGTTGGTCAAGCATTGCATTTGCACTCTCATAACCAAGTTCACCGATTTTTTTGGAAAGTGCAGTTGACGGAGTCATAAGTCCAGAGAAAACAGATTTTAACTGTGTAGAAACTTCTGCCGTTGAACCTGTAACACCTGTCAATGTAGCGAATGATCCGAACAGTTCTTCCTGTGAGATATTCAATGCACTTGCAATAGGAACAACTTTACCCATAGAAGCGGCAAGTTCCGGGAATGATGTTTGACCGAGTTTTACTGTCTGGAACGCAAGGTCAGACGCTTTACTCCACGCTTCGCCCGATGTATCACCGTAACCTTTTGTAACGGCTGAAAGAAGATTGATAGCGTCTACAGTAGTAGCACCACCGGCTTTTGCTGCCTTTGCGGCAACTTCAAGTTGTGAAGTAGCGTCTGCTGAATCACCAAGGGCGGAAACAATCTGATACATACCGTTTGACAAGTCGTCAGTTGCAACGCCTGTTTTTTTGGCAACACCCATAATGTCGTCGCCCATTTCTGCAATACGTTTGTTTACTGTAGCCGTATCACCGTCAAGAAGTGTTGCGATGTTTGACATTCCTGTTTCAAACGTTGCGGCGGCGTCAAGGGCTGATTTTCCGAAAGCAACCGCCGCAGTAGTCGCTCCAGCAATGGCAGCACCTGCAATAGCAACACCAGCTTTTAAGCCGGAAAACTTCTTGTTTGCGTCTGCGACTGTCTTTGCAACCGACGGGTCAAGTATACCTATAACCTTGACTACTGCGGTTTGAATTGCATTTCCCATATCATCACCCTTCTTTTAGCTTATGTATAACTTTATTTCCGCTTTCTATCTGCCGGATTATTTCTGTAATCGGTAATTTTTGCATTTCCAGCGGTGAGCAATGAAAAATTATGCCGTAATTAAAACACGCTTCACGAATTACATCGGCAATTCGTTCTGATTTTCCTGCTCTGTTTTTTCTATTTTGATTTCGTCTTTCTTTTCTGTTGACTGGCTGGATTCGTCCGATGAATCCGATCCGAGTAAAAAATTTCTACCCTCTCTTTCAAGAACTTTCAAATCCTGCAAAGAAAGACGCTTTAAGTTTTCATATTCAATGTCGTTGCTTTCTGCGGCAATAAGCATACCCCAAATACGATGAAGAACTGTACAAGTTTCTGCAATTCCCATTTGTCCGTCAAGTTCAACGAATGTTTTTTTGTACGCTTCATTATCCATTGCCAAAGTTGCAACATCTGTATCAAAGTTCAAAACTTTGATTTCTCTGCCTTCAAATTTCAGCGGTTTTTTAAGTGTAATAGTTTTCATTTTAACATACTCCTTTAAATGTTAAGCAAGTGTAGCATTTTATACCAAAATATAAAATACCACACCTGCTTTTTTTTAATTAAGCATTGCGTTTTTAGCGGCAAAGTAATCTACACCGTTAATCTTGCAAATACCTAAATCACGGTCAATCAGCACTGTTTCTTCACCGTTGAGATATTCCTCATAACGACTTAAAACAACTGTGAATTCAGCGTCAGAACCTTCACCTACAGAAGAACCGTGCGACATTGGACCAGCACCTTTTCCTTTGAATACAAATTCAACCTGTTCAACTGCTGGAGAACCTTCAACAAGGTTAATCTGCTGAACTTCGGTCAATTTGTATCTTGCAGTAATTGGAGCAGCAATATCAACTACAGACTTGTCAATTCCTTTACAGGTAATTTTTGCTTCCATAGCGCCGTCAAACATAAGAAGCGGTGTTTCATCTGTTCCGCTATTCTGCATTTCACCGCGAGCAAAAGCAGGAAGTGTAAATTCTACGCTTACATCTTTTGCAACAGCAACACCGTTTCTTTTCAGTAAGTTTGCAATAACCGCAACTTTTTTGTTAAAAACTACCATAATTCATCATCTCCTATTCTTCAAAGTAGACAGAAATGCCAGCGTCTGTGTAAGACACAACCAGAGTAAGACTGTTAATTGGTGGAGTTGGCGTATCGTCAATGTCAAACCTAAAATTGCCTTCCGCAACATCACCGCTTGCATTTTTTGAAGCGTTGAATACAAAATGCGGTTCACCGATTAACGCTCCAAGAGCAACAAGTTTTTCAAGTCTTTCCTGTTCTTCACGAATGATGTCATTTTTCTTTGACAGGAACATTGGATCGCCAATATCTTCGTGTCTGCGCAGGATAAAATCATTCAACAGATAATACTGCATACGCATATTTGAGCTGAACCTTGCACGCAGGTCATAAACACCGTTGTAAACAAAAGCGTCTGTACCATTGCCCCAAAGGAAAATTGTTCCTTTCCATACATTGAAAGAAGTAATTCCGGCTTCGTTAAGCTGATTTACCTGTTTTTCGCTGTAAGGAGTAACAATATTGTCAGCGTCAAGACAAAGTTTTGTAATCCAAGTAACAGACTTATTGTCGTATACTTCAAACGGAATAGCGTCGTTTTTAAGGTCAACACGCAACTGTTCAACTGCTGCAATAGTAGAACCGTGATAAACATTGCCTTCTGAATCCATACCTTTAAGCCAAACAGAAACAGCGTTTTCAGCAGTTCGTCCGTTATCTTTCTTCCAAGCAACAGCCTTTTTGATTGTGTTTACAACACTTTCAACTTCGGTTGTCGGAATATCAGAGAAAATAACATTGTGGAACTTGTCATTGATTGTTTTTCCTTCTGAAACAAGGGTATTGTAAACCTTGTTGATGTGCATAAAGCCTGGAGCACCAAGAACAGAAGGGTGAACACCATAATCGTTGAAAATCTTACGCAAAGCATAAATACCAGTTGCAGAACCGTCTTCCTGCAAAGAACCGATAAGGCGTTCTGCCTTTGTTTCGTCGCTATCCATAAATGAAGTATCAACTTCATAATAAGAAGCAGCAACAGAACCAGAAATTTCTTCTGCAAGAAATTCAATAGTTAACTTGTTTGAATCATAATTGTAAGACAGGTTGTAATCTGTGCCTTCAACAAGAGTTTTTGATTCTGAATCAACCTGTTTTTCAAGTGCGAGTGTATCAAGAATGATTGTATCAGAAACAAATTCAATTCTTTTATTCGCAATTTCAAAAGTTTTTGTTGTAACTGCTGATTTGCGGTTTGTGTCCGGGTCAAGAACATTGATAGCAAATACAGGACCTACACCACCTTTTGTGTTGCAGAAAAAAGCCTTGATAACTTCACAAAGTGAAAAGTGTTTCCAGTCAGCAGAATAACCAACTGCACTTTTTGCACTTGAATCAACCAATTTCATTGGACTGTTTACATATCCCATATCCTTATATTTTGGAAGAGAACCATCCTTGTTCTTTTCCAGGCGGATAAGGTTTACAGGAACTGTACCAAGAAACGCATAATAAATTGAAGCACTCTTTGAAGATGAGATTATTGATTCTCCCATATCTCCATAGATACCGTGTTTAAATTCAGCCATTTAATAGCCCCCTAACCATTTAATATTTCTTCATACTGCCTATTGGCGTGATACGAAACATATTCAATATCAAACTGAATTGCCGCATATTGAAACGGATAAGTAGAAGTAAAAGCCCTTTCTTCCTCGAATGGAAAGTTATAATTAATATCGCTTGTTCTTCGATAGCCTGCTGCCTGTTCGTCAGCGTCAAGTTTACCGATAATCGTTTCAAGCAAATCAAGAATATCTTTCCAGCCGTCAACATCTTTTTGAAAAGCGTTGACACCTTCCGGCTTTTCCGCACCAGAATTCACAGAATCCTTTTTATTTCCAACACTTTTTGCAAGAATTAAATCCTTGCTGTGTTTTCCCGGATTCCAAGTTTCAAGTTCAAAAATCACCGTCGCTTTTGCTTCATTCCTATTCACACTGCCTTTAGACAGTTTCACCGTAACAGACGGAGCAGATGAACCGCCATTTATATTTTTTGGCGGAACAACTAATTCGTATATTGCCGGAGCAACAAGCTCATAAGCATAATCTTTCGTTTCCGGGATTTTTGCTTTTTTAAGTTCGATGTCCTTTGTTACATCCCGCAACCAAGTTGCAAAATCAGAAACAACTTTTATACTGTTAGCCATTCACTCACCTACCCATTACGTCTAAGTGTAATATCAGTAATCCCCATTGTTTCCTGTACATCTGCGACAACCTGCATAACACCGTTAATGTCAAGCACATCGCCGTTATGCACTTCAAAAGGTAAATCAATAGTTTTACACGATAATAATTCAGTGAAAATAGAAGTACCTTGTTCAAGAACTGCTTTATTTTTTGTTTTCACTGCACGGATAGGCACACCGTCAATATTGATGATTTCTGCAAATTCATCTTCATTGAGAAATACCTTATCCATATCAGCGTCAACAAAATCTTTGAAAGCCATTATTGAACATTTCCTTCTGGAGCAAAAGTCGGAGCGTCCTCGTTGTCGTCGTCTGCTGAACCTACCCCTGTAAGTGCGGCTTTGACTTCTTCAATCAATTCTGCCTTTTTCTTTCCCGGATATTTAATGCCGAGTTCAGAAGCCTTTTCTTTCAGTTCAGCATAAGACATTGAATCAACATCGTTTTCATCTTCGACATCATCGCTGACTTTTTCAGAATCATTATCAACGTCTGAAACTTTTGCACCGTCAGCATATTCAGCAACACCAAGTTTAACAAGTCTTGCCGCTTTTGCTTCATCATCAATCTGAAAAGCACCATCACCAACAGCGTACCGTTTGCCGTTAATGACTGTCATTCCTTTAATCATTTTGATAATTTTCATTTTCATACTCCTTTCGTAAAGTCGAGGTGTTGCCACCCCGACATTCAACAAATAATACTACAGGACTTTCATTACACACCAAGAAGCAAACTGTTTAGGCATTGCAAGTGGGTGAGAATGTAAGCGGTATTCTTTAGATGAATTGCTGCGGTCAATGTAAAGTTCTGGAATACGAGCACCTGTAATATTTTCAAAGTCATTTGAGCCTTCTGGAATAATTACGTGAGAACCGTATTTGAACTTAATAACATTCGGAGCGGTAAGAATTGCCGTATTTTCCGGCAGGTAAGACTTAACTGTTCCGTCATTGTCAATATATGTACCGTCAAAAACAATCAAACTAATAATACGACCACGAACTTTAAGATGTGCAACAACAGCAGCGTCAATATCAAGTTGCTGTGAGTTCATATCACCGTACTGATTACCGAACATTGCGTTCTGGAATGGAGTAGTAAAGTTTGTATTTGCCAAAAGAGCAGTCCAGATGTCTGGAGTAATTAAAAGTTCACTAACTGCAATTCCTGCGGCGGCATACTTCTGAACAACACCGTCCAAATCCTGTATGATTTCAGTAAGTGTTGCGGTTGCCCAACTCTTAGAAGTTGCAAAAGAAGCACGACCTTTAGCCTGTGTCATAAGAGTTTTCTGTCTTGCGTTGAGCTGTGAACCAGTTGGATCAAGCGGAGCAAGATAGTCAATCTTATAAGTATTCAAAACAGCACCAGTTTTATCATCACGTTCTGTGATAGTAAGACCGTTGTTCACAAGCAAGTCAGCAACCATCAACTCTTCACGAGCGGCAACGGCTGTTTCAAGCTGTCCGTTGATTTCTTCAATCTTTTTCTGTGCACGAGTTGGAACATCATAAGGATTTGCCGGATCTTCACCTGCAAGGCGCTTGTTCAATTCGTCCCTTGTTACATTCTTTTTTACACCAACATTCGGCACATCAAGTTCCAAAGTGCTGTAACCGTCAGAAGCAAGAGCAAGTCCAGTTGAACCGTCCTGTACGAACGGTGCTATCTGTGTTGAACCAAACTGATAGTCAAGAGCAACACGCTTGCCTTCTGTGATTTCTACTTCTCCAGCGTTTCCGTATCTTTTAGAAAGAAAACGTGAAGCACGAGGTTTTACAGAAATAAGTCCTGCAAGTTCCCACGGGTCATAAATGTTAATACCCTCAAATTTTCCTGCCATAATTAAAATCTCCTTTCAATACCTTAAAGGTGCATATTGAAGTAAATACCTTCTGCGTTCATTTCAAGTTCATCTGCAAGAGAAACTTCTTTTTCTGCAATGGCTTCTACTGTATCACGGTAGAAAGAACCAGTTACATATACAAGATGTTTTTCATTTTCAGAACCTTCAACAACAAAATCATCTTTTACAACTGCAAACCTTTCGCCAGCGGCAAAAGTTGCTTCCGGGTCATAAGCACTTGCAACACCTTTTGTAAGTTTTACAAGCTGACCACGCTTAAAAGTTCCTGCCCCAAAAAGAGCATTGTTTACATTTGTTTTGTTCTCTTTGCCAGTTGCGATCAACTGGTCAACTGGAACACATTCACCGATTTTCTGAAAAACTGCTGTTCCCATACTTATTCTCCTTTCTGATTAGCCTTTGCAGCGGCCACACCTTTTGCATAGCGTTCAGCCTTAGTCAATGGCTTTTCAAGTTCTTCTGTTTCAACTTTTGTTGCAGAAGCAGAAACTGAATTAGCCACTCCAGCGTCTTTGTCAAGATTTGCAACGATTTTTTCATTGCGTTCTTTTTCGGCAAGAGCGTCCTGCATAAGCAAGTCTGCGGCAGTCATTCCGCCTTCATACTTTGCTTTTTCAACAAGCGATTTATCAGCGATACGGAAAGAAATATCCTCAATATCTTTGATACGCTTTCTTTCTGCGGCAACAACTTCGTCAGTCTTTCCGTTCATTGCACTGTTTTTGATTTCAGCACAAAGTTCTGGGTAAGCCTTTTCGAGTTCCGCAACGGTTTTAATCTCTTCCATAGGATTTTCCCCTTTCTGATTTTCAATTTTATTTACAACAGAATTTTCCACGCTCTCATCTGCGTTGTTCACACTATCGTCTGTATGAACTTCGTTCTGTTCAATAACCTGTTTTAATTTATCTTTAATTCTCTGTGGAATAAAGAAGTCTGCCTTTACTGCGTGATTACCACCACACATATACTGACTTCCAGCACTTGCAACAAGCGACAAAGAACTTTCACCGTCAAGAACTTCATCTGCAAAACCATTGTCAACGGCTTCCTGCCCGATGAACCAAGTTTCTCGCTGAATCATTCCACGCAATTTCTCTTCTGAAAGTCCAGTTTTCTGTACATAGGTTGCAACAATCATATCATTGTATGCTTTTATACCATTTTCAACTTTTTTCAAATCAGCAGCAGAATAATATCCACAAATACCACTTTTTGCTTCGTGAATCATAATCATACTGTTTGAATAAACAGAAATTGTATCACCAGCACACATAATAATACTTCCAGCACTTGCAGCAAGACCGTCAATAATCACATTTATTTTTGTTCCGTTTTCTTTAAGTGCTTTCAGTTTGTTGCAGATGAAAAGTCCGACTGTAGCGTCGCCACCTACTGTATTAAGTCTTACAGTGATATTTTTCTTGCCCTTTAACGGTTCAATGGCTTCTGCAAAACCTTCCGGGCAAATACACTGCATATCTTCAATTTTTTCACCAGTCCAAAAATTTCTAGGCTGGTTGGAAAGGACTTCTCCGTAAAGTTCAATTTCAGCGGAATCAGAATCATCTTCAAGTTGTGCCTTAATGTTCCAACCAAAAGTGTTATTCATTTTCATCTTTTCCATTGTCGTTTTCTCCTTTATCAGAATTATCATCAAAGTTATTTTCTTAACTTTGATTATTTACAGGATTTTCAGCAAAAGTCTGTGTCTGCAACATTCCTGCTTCTTTCATCAATTCAATTTCGTGTCCTCTTTGAGCGATATTTTGATAAATATCACCACCATAAAGACGGACAGTTTCAGCTTCTGCTGTTGTAAATCCTGCTGTTATTGCGTCAACTGCTGCCTTAACATCTTTTGTCGGGTCAATCATTCCCTGCGACTGTCCTACCCATTCAACTCCAGAATAAGCCTTGCGGATTATCGGATCATTGAAAAAGCCTGGAGCAGAAAGACGACCAAGTGCAACCGCTTCATACAACCACCGTTCATAAGTCGGCTGGCAAAAATCGTCAACAAACCATTTGCGGAACATTCTATAGGTTTTCCACGCTTCTTGCAATGCTGCACGGCTAGCAGAATAAGAAGAATTGAAACACATCAAAACAATTTCTTTCGGAATACCCAAACCGCTTGCAATATGACAAATCAAAGTTTCACAAAAAGCGGAAAAGCCGGAATTCGGGTGAGTAGGCTGTGCAAAGTTTGCTTTCTGCCCTTTATCCAAAAAGTTTATATTTCCGGGACCAAGTTCCAATTCATCTTCATTAGTTGATTTTTCTTCATTATCTCCCAGCGGCTCATTGAACATCGGATTTCCGTTTGAATCGTCCGTTTCTTCAATGAAAACTGTAAAAAAAGCTTGAATAACAGCCGCCATAAGTTCTGCTTCTCTATAGCGTCTAATCTGCAATAACGGTTCAATCACCTTTGACAGAAAAGGAACTCCACGATATTGGTCTGGACGTTCTGCACTCATAACGTGCAAGATGGTCGGTAACTGTGTTTCTATGCCAAGAACAGGCACTCTCTGCCATTTCAAACCGTCTTTATCCGGGTAGTTGTAATCTGACGGATAGGAACTTGCAATGTAATAAGCAACTACCATTCCGTTTTTATCAACTTCAACACCGTCGTAAACTTGATTACCGTCAGCAGAAGTTCCAACAATTCCGTATCTACCGCTACGGTTGCCCTCTGTACAACATCTGTCTGCTTCGATAATATGCAATCTCAAGCCATAAGGACGAACTGGAGTTCGATTGAAAGACTTAAAAAGAGCAAACACATCACCGCTCAAAAGCCACGATGTAAAAGCAATCTGCTGTAAGCCATAAAAATTATTCATTCCCATAGCGTCGCACGAATATTTATCTTCTGCCCAAAGTCTAAACTCTTTTTCAAACCGAACCTGCATTTTTTCAGCAGCTTCTTTTGAAATTCCGATTGTTTCAAAATCAATTCTAGGCTTTGCAAAAATACCAAGTCCTACAACATTGTTTCTAGGATTATTCACAAGAGAAGCTGCAAGCGGTTCTGTCATATACAGAAGTCTGCTTCTTTGCCTAAGAGTTTTATTATTGTAATCAATGTCTTGTCTAGGACTGCCAGAAAGAAGTTCATTCAAAAAAGATTTGAAAACTCTTTTATCGTTGCTGGCTGAACCTTTACCATAACCACTTGCCATTCAATCACCTATATATCACGGATAACGACAGCCTTCATTCGACTTCTGCCTTTTCCGTCTAATACATTTTCCAAATCTTCAATTTTTGTCAAGAGCGTATCAATACGTTTGTCTACTGTTGCCATATCAAAACGGGTTATTTTTTTACCGTTGATTTCATACTCTTGAGCACCGCTGGCAAAAGCCTTTTGTGCTTCCAAAAGATACTCTAATTCATTGTAGTATATATTTAATCTTCGATTTGTTCTATCCCTTTTGGAAGTTAAATTGCGAATTCTGATTTCTGTTTCTGTCAAAACTGGATTTTCTTCGGTTGTTTCTTCTGTAGTTTCTTCTACATTTTCAGCCATACTTTCCCACCTCTCTTTTAATCGAACATATCTAAAGCAGAACTTTTCCTAACTTTGCGTTTTGGTTTTTCCTTACGCTCCTGTTTTACACCTCGCAATCTTGCTTCGATAGCGTCAAAATCTGGATCTACAAGCATAAGTGCAGCATAGTTATACACGAACAAGTCAAAAGGTTCATTTCGTTTATGTCCAGGAATTATTTGCCATTCTACCTTATTCCCTGTACGAATTTCGACCTCCGACAACAAGCCATTGAAGTATTTTGCGTCATATCCCCGGTCTTTGTCAAGCGGAAAATGGCAAAACATTGAACCGTGTTCTTTAACTTTCAAAAAGTCTTGAACTGCACGCTTTCCACTGTTTACACCGATTGAATAAAGCCACACTCTGTATTCATTACTTGAGCCAAAAGCCTGTTTATTCGGTGGAGAAATTAAAGGTCTTGCAAGTGCCAAGTCTTTACGGTCCACACCTTTAATCGGGAAAACATATCTGCTTGACCGTTTGTAACAGTTTGCATAAACAGCCTGCGTATAATGTCCGCCGGAATCGACAAGCGTTACTGTAATCGACATCGTTTTTCCGTCTTTGAAAGAATATGCGTGAGAAATAATATCGTCAAGCCGTTCCCATACATAATTTGAATCGGCTCTGCCCATTATGTAACCTTTTTTTATTCCCCAGCTCTCCTTAAACTTGCCCCAGCCTTTTACTTCATATTCAAGGCGGTCGTCCTGTGTATCGACTGCACAAGTAAGCATAAGAACACCGTCCGGCAATTCTGCTTCGTAATTTTCTCTACGATTCAGCAGTTCTTCTTCCGTTGTCAAATCTCGCCTATCTTCCCATAACTCACCGAAAAGAGTGTTGAAAACTGTCTGCAATTTCTCCGGGTCTTTTCCTGCTTCAAGAAATCTCCAAATAAGATATTCCCAAGTTGCAACAGGAAACGGCGAACTAAAACCATTTATCCAAAATGAACGAATATGATTTTTCAATGCTGCTGGATTTGTTGCAATCCATTTTGTAGGAAAACTTTTTACTTCTTTTTCCGTGAACATTTCGCCACAGTCCGGGCATTTCCACTTTACCCAGTCAACGTGAATAGTAGTTTTGCCCTTTTCCTTTGTATCGTGATGTTCAAACTTCATATCCTGGAAGCGTAAACGATGATATTCACCGCAATTCGGACACTGATAACACCAATATTCCTGCGTACCTGTCAAAAAGTGATCTTCGATTCTTGAATGTCCTTTGACAGTTGGAGTAGAAACAGCAATCATTTTGCGGTTATAAAATGTCATTGTACGGGCTTCAAGAAGTCCCCACGGATCACCCTCGCCACCAGTATTTCCTGTCCAGCGGTCAATTTCATCACCGATAACAACCCTGCGAGGTTTTGAAGCAAGTTGAGAAGCGACATTTACACCGACAATGTTAAGCACACCACCCGGAAAAGTCTTTTCACGAATTGTGTTTGAAGCGTCCCTGCTCTTGATACTTCCAAACTTTTTTCTGATTGTCGGATTATCCCTAATCATCGGCATAACACGCTCTTTGGCAAAGTCTTTAGCGTCTTGAATAGTTGGAACTGCAAAAATGACACCACACGGCTCATTGTCGATTATATATCCCAAGATATTTAATTCTGATTCAGTATTATGAGTAACAATCATTTCTTTACCAGCAAGATAAAGATGATTTGGACTGTCAACTTGAATACATCTTACAGGCCTTGTTTCAACTTCTTTCACATTGACAATTCTTCTACGTTCTGTTTCAGTAGTTCTTCTATAACCGTCAAACCTTGAAACAATTCTTTCCTGCTTTCTTTTCAGATTGAATATTTTTCTCTCATCATAAGCTATAAAAGAAATTCTATAAGCTGTAACAGAATAATCGTGCTCTGCATTTGTACAAATTGATTTCTTTTCCGCAATCGTGTACTTAATACCAAGAGTTGCAAGCAATTCACAAACACCGTCAATCAATTTTTTTGATGTTAATGTAATTTCACATCTGCCATTTTTACTACAATATCCGTCTGTATCCATAAGACCCTGCAATAATTCATAACGCTGTTCGATACTTGCCCTTAAATATTCTTCTGGAATATGCTTGTTATTGATTAAGTTCAATTTATGCAATCGCTCTGAAAATAACAAAGGCAATGTTCTTTCAAGTTTAATCAACGGTTTATGTACAATTCCATTTTTACGCTGATAATTTTGAGCACAAATTTTTTGACAAACTTTACAAGTGTTCTGCGTTGTAATTCCTGTAACAGTTTTATCGTGTCCATATAAACACAAATTATGATTATATGGTATTTCAATTTTTGCGTTATAATTTCTGTTTTCAAGTTCCTCAACTTCGACAATATAACCGTCTTTTTGTACTCTCTCGACAATTTCAAAATCATCAAGATGGCCGCAAAATTGAGCAGAATAAGAATGTCCATCTCCAAGCCATACGCCAAGCGTATAAGGTTTTATCAGTAAATCTTTTTCAGTACATTCAAGTTCCTTTGTCATTGGAATTGCGTATCTGTTGCGTACTCTCTGATTTTTACCTTGACCTGTTGTATAGTGCACCGTTTCTGCAATCTGTTGAGTAGTAACTACACCGTCATAAACTGCTTTACGATTTTTACCATTTGGATATTCCAAAGGTAAATCACTATTTACAAACCAACGATGTTCAGCGTCAGCAACAATTTTACTGCCGTCTGAAAACTCAACTTCATAACATTTATGGTTATACATTATTTCAGTTGCAAAAGTTACACGACATTCTTTTCCGTTTTCATCGAAAACAATATCACCATTTTTTAACTCTCCCATTTTTGTAAAACCGTTTGGAGTAGGAATTAAAGTGTTAACATCAAGGGCTTTTCCGACCTGCGAACTTGCGACTACAAAGATTTTTTCAACATTTGGGTCGCTGTATGCGTCCATAATTTCCACCATATAGGGCGTCTGTCTTGACCGATATTTTCCAGCCATTGCAGACGCTTCACTCGAAAGATAACGGTATTTATCTGCCCATTGAGTAACGGTCAGTTTTTCGGGAGGATTAAAATTCTTTAAGCATTTCTTGAAAAGTTTCGTTATCTTCTGATTTTCTGTCATAGCGTATTCTGCGTTAATTATTATTTTACCTAATAATTTTAACCACCACCTTTACATTTCATCAAAATTAAACAGACTTCCAGGCAATCTGTAACTGCTTGCCTGGTGCTTTGGAATAAAAACTTTTTCCAAAACTTTATTATTTGCACCTTGTGCATAAATCGACTGATGTTCAAAAGTTGCAATACATACAAACCTGTCTTCCGACATTTTATAACTTGAAATAAAAACAGGCTCTGTCTGCTTTTCACACCAGGAATAAAAACGCTCAAAATCAAAATCTATTCCGTTGTAACCGTCCGTTCCCTCATAAGGAATGTCGCAATATATAACACTATTTTTGTGTATCTTGACATTCTGATAATCGGTTGAAAATTGTTCCAGCCTTTCCAGACTTTCCAGCCTTTCCAGACTTTCCAGACTTTTCAGCCTTTCCAGACTTTCCAGCTCCTGTGATTCATTCATCCGTTTGACATCATAACTTCCAAACAATCACCGTTAAATAACTGCATTATTCATCCTCTTCATCATCAATAACAGTTTCGCCTTTTTCTTTCTCCAAGCGTTTCTGTTTCATTTTTGCTTTATCATACTTGTAGTTTGTGAACTCCTGCAAGATGATGTTTATTTCATCTGAAAGCATTGAAGAAATCAAAGACGATGAAGGCTTGTTTTCTCCAAAATACTGACCAAGCGTATTAAACATATCATTTGCAACACGCCCCGGAAGTGCAAGCATAGAAGAACGAACATAAAAAACAAAATCATTCAGAACTTCTTCCACAATTTCCGCACTGTGCATTTGATCCGCTTTTTCTGCAAGGTCAAGTTTTGCCATTTCAGCCTTTGCCGATTTTAACTCAGTTTCCTTTTCAAGTTTTTTGCGTTCCAGTTCCTCACGGTTTTCACCGCCACGACCTTCCGCTTTATCCTTGTAAACTTTAATATACGCCTGCAAACCTTTAGGGAACGGAATCCACCAAGAGCCGTCAATCTTTTCAGCAGGGATAATATTTTTCTTGCATTGATTTTGAATATCTCTAGGAGTTACCCCGACCATATTTGCAAAAGTTTGAGCAGTAACCTTACCGTCTTTTACAGCGTCCGCCATTATTTCACCGTCCTTTCTGCCCAGTCAACCCCGTATTTTTCAATAATGACTTTAAAATCTTCCACATCGTGCGGACGAATTGAATAAACTTCTTCACCGCCCTGTCGGTAATCAATACCAATATGCAGAAGTTCGTGGAAAAGAAGAATAGCAATCTGCTTTTCAGAAAATCCCTCAATGTTCGGAGCGTAAACAGTGATTGTAAAATCCGCCTGCAAAGCCCACTTGTTTTTATCAGCGATTTTTTCACACTCACCAAAAACAGCCTTGCAGTTGTTCCGCTTGTCATAGTTACTTTCCAAAAAAGCAATTCTTGCCTTTGAATCCTTTATGTACTGCAACTCTGGCATAGTAGCAATCAAATTGCCGCCTATCCGAGTATATTCATCATTCAACTCACGAACTTCTTTTGGCATTCATTCCCCCTTTAATGTTCCCTATACAATCCCTGTGCCTTTGAATATCCGTGCACATCTTTTGTCATAAGTTTAAGAAAATCTGTTCTTGTAAAGTCCGAAAGCCTAAAAATCTCTTCCGGCTTCATTCCAAGTTGTTTACCAACTTCCTGCACCGACTTCCCGGAATCAAGCAACTGTTTTACAATCGCTTTCATCGGTCCAAGTTGATGAACCCCTCTTGCCCTGTTATGAGTAATAGTTCCATACATATCTTCCGACTGGTCTTTGTGGTCAACAAAAACAACAGGAACTTTCCCACCAAGTTTTGAAAACAATGGCTCTCGCCCCGAAACAGTCCAACGGTGAAAACCGTCAATAATCGTGTAATCTGGCCTTGCAACAATCGGCAAAGTCCAGCCATTTGTCAATATCGACTGAACAAGAAGTTCCAAGTTCTGTTCAGAAACGACATTCGGGTTATAATTATTCGGTTTTAATAAACTCCTATCAATAATTTTTACATTTGCCACAGGTTGAAGCAAATCTTCCACATAAACCACTCCCTTTTATTCAATAGTCAAGTATTATACTGTACATTATAAAAAATGTCTAGCAATGTCTAAAAATGCCTAAATCACATTATCGTGATAAAATATCACTTAACTTCTATCTTTTCTTGCAATCTGCAATTCCGTTGCAATCGCTCTATAAGCTCTGCCTTTTGGATCACCGCCCACAATCATATTGTAAAGCATTTTCCAAGTTTTCTGTGTCATAAACATATTCTGTGCAAGCCTGTAAGCTCCAGTAAACTCTTTCGGTCGCACCGCCATTTGTTCTTTTGCGGCAGGGCTGTTTATGTATTCAAAAAATTTCTGCTTATAGTCAACAGTGTCCTTTTCCCTTTTTGCCCTGCGATACAATTCAGTATCATAATAAAGCATTGCCATATAAGCGTTCGGCTCACGGTTGCAGATTTTCTCATAAAGCCCTGGATAATATTGAGCCATATCAGACAAACTGCCTATTGTATCAATACTGAAAAACTGTGAAATTCTCAACCGGTTTTTCGGTCTGCCAGTCTGCCACATATAAAGGTAAGCGTCCGGGATATTCAAGTTATTCTGCAAGATGTAAAGCCAAACATCTGAATCTTTCATATCGTAAATCGGGAAAACCTTGTCTTGATTTTTATATGTCAATCGGGCCGCCATATTCTGCACACGCTGAATACTTTCCGCTGTCCTAATACCGATTAAGGAAATACCATCCTTTTCAATTCGATTCAAAAAGTCCTGGTACTTGTCCTTTCTTTTTTTAAGCCAAGGGTGATTTGAAATACAGCCAGGCGGTTTTGGTCTTACCCATTTATCCTGCTTCATACTATCCCAGCAGATAAAAGTTTCTTCCTGTGTCAAAGAATTAAGACAGGAAAAATGTTTGACTTCAATGCACCACCAGCGGAATTCCACCCCGATACTTTCCCATTTTGCTTTCCATTCCTTGACGATATTTTCCACACAAGGAAAAATCGCTTCCTCGTCAATGAACTCTACAACAAGTTTTCGCCTGTCAATCTGCATAGCAAGGCACATCTTATAAATTATGTCCGAAAGAACTATGCTGTCTTTTCCACCGCTGAAAGATAAATAAATCTTTGGAGCAGTGTTGAAAACATTTTTAATCCTTTCCCTTGCAGCAGTCAGCACGTCCATTGCAAGTTCCGTTTTGATTATTCGTGCCAATCATATCATCACCTTTCTTTTCTTCTGCAAAGTAATATTCACCTTTTATGTCTTTTTCATCGCACACATCATCAAGTTCAACATTCGTATACAAATCTTTAACTGCACAATAAGGATGTCCATCGTCTTTTATTCACAAGGCACAATCACCACATTTCCGTTCTGTCATTTATTCTCCTCTTCCCATTCTTTGATTTCATCAGTTATGTCAATCTTAATCGTGTCAAAAATCTCACCAAAGAATCTTTGATAGTTCTTTGTTACCGCTTCATACAATTTCTTTTCTAGTTCAAAGACTTCATCGGGAAATTCATTTAATGAAGTTGCTTCTCCCTTGTGGTAGTCGTCCATTCTCTCAATAAAATCTTCAAGAATAAGACCCTTTGTATACTCACCGAATGGCAAGTATTTGTACAATTCTATTTCGATTTCAGAATCGGGCTTTTCTTTTAATTCGCAACAGTCTTCCAAGTATGTTTCAATAACATCCTCTATATCTATTTTCGCATAATCATTATCTGCACCCTTGATGATACAGAAGTTCATTTCCTTTACTTTTTCTTTTGCGTCTTCTGTTAAAAATTTCATTCTTCTACCTCTTTAATTTTCTCCAGTGTTTTTTAATTCTTTGAAAAACATTTTCTGCCGTAAGATAACCAAGAACAACATCTTCTTTTTTTTCTTTTTTGGTCAACAAGCCCATAATCTCTAACAAGTCTTGTCTACATCCATAACTACCATCGTGCTCTATAACAGAACAGACTTTGTAGGCACTGTTAGGATATACAATATGATAGCCCCCAAAACTTTTAGAAAACCTAAAAGGTATTCCTGCCTTTTCGAGCATACCTTTAAGCCTTAGTATTTCATTATATCTTTCTTTCATCTTTTCCCTCTTTTTTCAAACCATATTTCAAAGCAGGTCGCCTAAAATGCACACACTTTTTTAACCTGCAATGCCTTTTCTGCTCCTGCCGCCTGGTCAAGTAGACTTTATGATAA